GGGTTATACCATCGCAGAGCAGAAGCAGATTGTAGATGGCCTCACGGCCTATCTCACTGCTTCGACGGGCGCCAAGGTCACCCAGCTTCTGGGTGGCGAGAACTGATTTGGGTGCACTATGTGCGCTCAAGATGACTCGTCGAAAGATGAATCATCGGAAGTGGATCCTCTTTTGGACCCACTACCCTATCACACTATTTTGTGTGAAATCCTCAGTTCTGCACTTGGCGTTAAATGTTGTGCCAGGCTTCTCATAAGCGTACTGCTTATGGGAGATCTTAGCAGTGAAGCTCTAGCTCGTCTTTTGGACGATCTAGGGCTTTAGCGGATCCATCACGGCTCTGGATACACCACTCAAATTTGAATTGAGGATGTATGAAAAGCCTAGATGTTCTCTGGAGAGTGACAGCTAATGAATTAGCTGTCATATGTCGCACCAGTGCTGCCAAGGACTATAAAACGGTCCTTGGTCGAATCGAACATGAGGGATTGTCTTTTTTGACAATCACTCTTCCCTCTTTTGGAAAAGACTTCGAAAGAAGTCTTGACCAAGAGTTTGTAGATTCCAGTGCCTTCGTTGGATTTCATCGTAGGCAAGGGCCCCTCCCGGTTTTTCTGGGAGGTTTCCTGAATCAGGTGTTCGATTCATTAACTGGGCGGTTACTCCTGTACCCAAATATAGATTGCATCTTCGCAATACGTCAGCTAACAACGATGTTTGCGAAGATCCTAATTCCTTGCTCGAAAGAGCGGGAAGAAGGCGCTATACGTAAGTACATGGAGTGTGAACAGGAAATCAAAGATGCAGATGTGTCAATTCCGGAACAGGACTTTCATGCCCTTTCCAGAATTGCTGCTCTCCTCTTCCAGGACGTCTTCACGGAACTTGAAAACAGTTTCTATGATGGCAAACTCGTGCCTAAGCACGGTCCTGGGGCGACGGCTGACGGACTCCGCGGAAACGCGAAGTTTCACCAGCTCGAATGGCCTCTCCGATTGGAAAAGGTATTTCCCTACGGGGAGTACGCTTCTCCATCTTGGCGATTTTTTGCCGAAACTATCGGAGATGTTGATTTCCTTGAACCCGGAGCTGAAAGACCTGTAAAGGTCATAACGGTTCCTAAGACTCTCAAGACACCGAGGATTATCGCGATCGAGCCCACCTGCATGCAATACATGCAGCAAGCTGTGTCGCAAAAACTCGTTGAACTTC